AGTAGTTGACAGACCACTTCGATTTTGTTATAATGACAAATCTAGCAAAAAATATTAATATGGGATAAAAATGACAATAGATGTTAAATATGATCGTGATCGTCTGTTGAAAGATTATGCTGTGGGTATGTTGAAAGACTTCTATATGATAGAAGATGAGACCTCTCCACAAGACGCTTACATGAGAGCATCAAATGCATGGGCGATCTTTCAAGGTGAGTTAGACGAAAAACTAGCAGAAAGGTTGTACGAGTATGTGAGTAAAAAGTGGTTCATGTTCGCATCTCCTGTACTATCTAATGCTCCAAAAAACGGTGAGACCAAAGGAAAGGGTCTGCCTATCTCATGTTTTCTTACCTATGTTCCAGACACACTCGAAGGATTGATTGAACACTCATCCGAACTAAGATGGTTGTCTGTCATGGGTGGTGGTGTCGGAGGACACTGGGGTAGTGTCCGAACGGTCTCAGACATCGCGCCTGGCCCGATTCCTTTTATGCATACGGTCGATGCGGACATGATTGCATACCGTCAGGGGAAGACGCGTAAAGGGTCATACGCGGCATATCTGGACGTGTCACACCCAGATATCATAGAGTTCCTTAACATCCGTATACCTACGGGAGACGTACAACGTAAGGCACTAAACATACACAACGCAGTCAATATCTCCGATGAGTTCATGGCGGCGGTTATCAACAATACCGACTTCGATCTACGTGATCCGAAAGGCGGTGCGGTCAAGGACACAGTCAATGCTCGCAAACTATGGGAACGCATTCTCGAAATTCGTTTCCGTACAGGTGAACCTTACCTGAATTTTATCGACACTGCGAATCGTGGTCTACCAATGTCTCTCAAGGAAAAGGGATTGCGCATTCACGGTTCGAACTTATGTAATGAAATTCACTTACCGACAAGCGAAGACCGCACTGCCGTCTGTTGTTTGTCTTCTTTAAACTTAGAGTACTATGATGAATGGAAAGACACTAATATCGTGCGGGATCTTATTCGTATGTTGGATAACGTTCTCGAATACTTCATCGGTCATGCGCCAGATAGTATTTCCCGCGCCCGTTATTCGGCGACACGTGAAAGAAGCATTGGACTTGGAGCAATGGGTTTCCATTCACTCCTACAAAAACACTCTGTTGCTTGGGAATCAGACAAGGCACGTGAAATCAATCAAGTCGTCTTTCAACATATCTCAGACGACGCTATCGCTGAAACCGAACTATTGGCAAAAGAACGAGGCGAGTATCTTGACGGAGAAAATACTGGAAGAAGAAACTCACACCTCTTAGCGATCGCACCTAATGCGTCATCGGGCGTAATCCTATCAACATCCCCATCTATTGAACCCCTCAAGGCATGTGCGTACACGCATCGTACACGTGCGGGATCCTTCCTTGTGAAGAACGCGCACCTAGAGAAACTCCTAGAAGAGAAGGGTCATAACAACGAATCTACATGGTCTAGTATCATTACTAAAAAAGGGTCGGTGCAACACCTACCATTCCTTAACGAAGGAGAGAAGGCGGTATACAAGACCGCTCAGGAACTAGACCAGAACTGGGTAGTAACACATGCCGCTGACCGACAAAAATATATCTGTCAGGGTCAGTCGGTTAATTTGTTCTTCCCATCCGGTGCACCGAAGAGATATGTCAACAAGGTGCACTTCAACGCGTGGAGACAAGGACTAAAGGGTCTTTATTATCTGCGCACCGAAGCCAAGTCAAGGGCAGAGACGGTTTCGGACAAAGTCGAACGGGTAGCACTCGAAGACGATAACCGCACCATCATCTACGGTAAGAGTAACTGTCCGTGGTGTAAGTTGGCGACCGAAGAGTTGTCACTGCGCGGCACTCCGTTTGACTATATCGATCTGGAAGAGATCGGTAAAACCGCTGCAGAAGTAACTGGGCGAAAGGTCAAAACTGTCCCACAGATTTACATCGAAGGTCGATATGTGGGTGGGTATGAAGACCTAATGAGTCACTTGGAAAGTGATTACAACGAGACCGAATCAGGCGATGAATGTCGTGCCTGTGAAGGTTAATATAATTTAACAATAACATTAATAGGACTTATATGTCATCTTTACTAAAATTTTCAGAAACATATAAACCGTTCCACTATCCGTGGGCGGTCGATTTAGCAAAGAAACATGAAGAAATCCACTGGATTGAGGACGAAGCAGAACTATCAGAAGACGTACAGGATTGGAAGACCAAACTGTCCGCCGCAGAGAAAGAGTTCATCACACACGTCCTACGACTCTTCACGCAGTCAGACGTTCAGGTAGGAGAGAACTACCACGAACTACTGATTCCAAAATTTAAAAACAACGAAGTCCGCAACATGCTATCATCATTTGCGGCACGAGAGGCAGTGCACCAACGTGCGTATGCCTTACTGAATGATACCCTTGGTCTACCAGACGAAGACTTCCACAAGTTTCTTGATTATAAAGAAATGGCGGACAAGATCGATTTCATGAAAGAGGGAAATACCCAATCGCATATGGGTCTTGCACTCGCATTGGCACAGTCGGTGTTCAACGAAGGCATGTCTGTTTTCGCATCGTTTGTCATGCTATTGAACTTCCAGAGGTTCGGCAAGATGAAGGGTATGGCAACAATCGTAGAATGGTCCATCCGTGATGAGACTATCCACGTACAAGGTAACGCAAAGTTGTTCCGCACGTTCTGCGAGGAACACCCCCGCGCAGTTAACGATGAACTTAAATCCAAGATATATAAGATGGCGCGAAACGCTGTCAAATTAGAAGACAAATTTATTGACCTTGCGTTTGATGGTAATGATGTACAGGGACTAACCAAACAAGAAGTCCGCGACTACATTAGACACATTGCAGATAGACGATTGCTTCAGTTGGGACTGAAGCCTAAATTTAATCAAAAAGACAATCCTCTACCGTGGTTAGACTGGGTACTAAACGGTGCATCACACGACAACTTCTTTGAGAAACGTGTTACCGAATACTCAGTTGCTGGAATGGAAGGCGACGACTTCGGTTGGGAGGAATTGGAAACTGAGGTTGCATGATGGAACAAGATTACATAATTGAATGTCCGATATGTGATATGACCACGGTTATTCGTGTACAGTACGCAAGTCTGTACGAAGACGAAGTTCCGTGTTATTGTCCCATGTGTGGTGCAGATGCTGAGGCGGAAGAATCGGATTAATAGTGATATGAATTTAAAACAAGTTATACATTCCGTACCAGACTGGCCGGAGGAAGGGATAAACTTCGTAGACGTAACCAGTCTCCTACAGAACCCGCAGGCATTTCAGCAGAGTGTCCGTACCCTTGTAAACCATATGGAAGGTAAGGGTTATACGGACATCGTCGCACCGGATGCGCGTGGGTTTCTGTGGGGTGCGCCTATTGCACTTTACCTTGGAATACCACTACACATTGTGCGCAAACCTAACAAGTTGCCACCACCAGTGCGTTCTCGCAAATACAAATGCGAGTATGCTTCACGCACACTTGAAATCAAAACGACTGCACCGCTGAACAAGAATAGTCAGGTATGCATCATTGATGACGTGAGTGCGACAGGTGGAACGGCACTTGCCATCGCAGAGTTGTTACAGACATTCGATGTCACGCAGATCTCATATGGTTGCGTCATTGACCTTGCATTCTTGGGTGGTACAGAGAAGTTACGTGGTCAACAGATCAAAACATACAGTGTGGTCAACTACGATGAGTAGTATTATACTAGTCGCACTTGAACTAGAAACTCCTAAGATGTCATCTTGGAAGAATGTTTACTTCACTGGAGTTGGTAAAGTCAATGCGGCGATGACTGCTGCAGAGATGATCGAACGACACAAACCAGATGTTGTATGGAACTTCGGTACCGCTGGCGGTATCACTGTTGATAACGGACTACATCGAGTCACACAGTTCGTGCAACGCGACATGGTATGTGGTGGTATCGGTTGTGACCCCGGCCAGACTCCATTCGAACAGGGCATCATCCTTGGTGAGGGTGATGGTCTAACATGCAGTACTGGAGACAATTTCGTTTCCGACCCAAACCTAGAGATCCCTGCTGACCTCGTGGACATGGAAGCATATGCAATCGCCAAGGTCTGCGAACGTGCCGGTGTAGAATTCCGTTGCTACAAATACGTCAGTGATCAGGCAGACGGAGACGCATCTGCTGAGTGGTCGAAGACCGTCGCAAACGGAGAACCCTACTTCATAAGGACTTATAGTACCTATAGATAGGTGCATGACATGGTTGTATGAAGACAAGATATTCGAACCCGAAGAGACCTTCCTAGAAGACTACCAAGGGTTCGTCTACCAAATCACCGAACTGGACACTGGTATGAAATATATCGGTAAGAAGTTCTTTTGGAAACCCAAGACACTTCCTGTCACCAAGACCCGCAAACGCCGTGTCAAGACGCGCGTCCAATCTGACTG